AATGTTAGATAAGGGGTTTTTTCTTTAACAGCAATTCTAAGAAGATTTTTGTACTGGTCTTTTGTAAGATGTTCTTGAAGATTAATGTGCGCAGCCGACCCACCATCTAAATATTTAGTTAATTTCCCACCATGAAGAATAAGCTTAGTAATAGGGTCACAAGATTCATCTTCTACAATATAAAAATAACTATTATAACAATCTCTAGGAACTACATATCCATCTTCTTTATCCCATTTAGCATTCTTTACGCCCAAATTCTCCGCTGGTACAAATTCTGTATTAAACATTACATCTTTTGTTTTATCACGCTTATTTAAATCATAAATAGGTTTAAGAATTTTCTCGCCATATTCGTAATATTCTTCATTAGGAGAAATATCAATTCCTAAAAATTCTGCACCCTCGACAAAACCATTTATTCCTACAGTTAAATATTGTTTTTCAAGTGAAATATATCCAGCATCATATACACCAAGAAGCCTTGAGTTAAATTCTTCTTTAATAATTTCATTGAAAGCAAGAAGATATTTATGAACTTTTTCCACTTGGTCTTTAACAGCCTCACTAATATCAACACCATTTCTTACCGCATTCTGTACGAGTCGATTAATATTAATCGTCATTACTCCTTTAGAACCAGTTGATACACCGCCAGCGCCAAGTGTATACGAGAACTCATTTTCTTGAATTTCATTTCTGAGTCTGCAACACGAACTCAAACTATCAACACTATCGCTTGTATATGTAAAGAAAGAATGTCCTTCTGCATACATTTCTGCTGTAAAATCAAATGCATCTTGGTCGACAAAATCGTTACCATTATTAAGAAGACTCATTGATTCAACTGGGAATGTAAGTTCAGATTTAAGCCTTTCTGCATTGAACCACTTCATATATCTACGCTGAAGCCAATTCACACTTTCCCAAACTGGTTCTGTTCCATCTGGAAAGACAAAATCTTTAAAGATACCATAAAAATATGGTTTATCAAAATACCCTACATTCCAAAATACAGACTGGAAGTTTCTAGCAGCAGCTGGTTGATTCAACGAATATGTTACCTGTTGAAAATGTTCCGTAATTATTTTATCAATTGTTTTTTGATTAATAGAAAGGTCTACTATTTTATCAGGATTTAAATAATAATCATTGCCATATTCTTTTCTAATAAAATAATCCATATATGTTAAAAATTCTGGAGTGGCAACTGCTCCAGCAAATTGACTTGCGACAGCAAAAACCAGATTAATAAAAGACCCACAAAACGACTGAAGATGTTTTGGTGCATCAGATTTTCCTCCCAATGTTCTCATTCCGTCAAAAAGAAAGGGATACATTGTAATACTGACACAATAAGGATAAATAGATGTTTCATCGTGTTTGTAAATCTCATGTGCCTCTAATTGTCTAATATATTCTTCAGCAAATTCTCTGTCATACATTCGTGTAAGCATATCGCACATAAGAAGTCTATTAATACCAATAAAATCTTCTTTAGTAAGTTCTCCTGTTAAAGTTGTAATATTCTTACTTTCAACATTGGCATTAGCATCAAATTTACTACCTGTCGCTGCATTTTGTGCCTTGGTATAATCTTTAATATAATTTATTTTTTTACGATAATATCTTTCTAAACTATCAATATTGTCAAGTCTTCCCATTATTTATTCCCCCTTACATATTTATTAAATGCTTCGGGGAAATACATAATCTGTCCGTCAATATCTAACACAGGCATAGATGTAAAACCTTTTGCAATTATTTCTTCTTCATCTGTTACTTTCGTATATTCAATTTTTTTAGCTTTAAAAGCACCTTCAATTTGTGCGCATCTTGGACAGTGTTTACCACCATACATAATTATCATTTAATCATATCCTCCTAATAAATTATAATATTTTATAATCCTTATAATCCCATATAATATTTACAAGCTTTGAATATATTCATCAATAATATCAGCGACATCTTTTAATTCAGTGCCGCTATTATTGTAAATACATTTATCAGCAAAATATTCAAATGCAACAAAATCATTCTCATCTTTTTCAACTCGTCTTTCAACTTCTTTAGGGTCATCCCCCCTACGCTTGAGTCGTTTGCTTATCGTGCCAGAATTCGCTCGTAGATATATGATTTTCGCATTAATTTTTTTACTTCGAGCTTCTTTGGTAAAGTCCTCCACCCCTGAAGGTGTCAAAATAATTAATCGATTTTCCATATTATTTTTAGAACTAAGCAGTTCATTTTTAGGAGAGCCATAATACCATGTACCTTTTACAGTGTCATAAACTTTAGTCTCCATAAAAAATCCATTAGCTTCTTTTTCTTTAAATTCTTTTTCAGAAATAAAATAATATGGATTCCCCTGTGATTCATGTTGTCTCATGGGACGAGTTGTATATGTTTTAATTCTTTTATATCCTCGTCTGCAAAGTTCATTAACAACAGCATCTTTACCAGAACCACTTTTTCCTGCAATTATAATTAGTGCCATATATTAATTCCCCTTTAAACCAGAATTTAAATAATTAACCCGGTCTTCGTCAGACATTGCTATTACAGCTTCTTTAAATTTAGGCTGCTTAGAAATTGATGTATCAATTGATGTATCTGGATTTTCACAAACATCAGACTCAGACAAAACAGTTGCTTCATCTAAAGCTTTTATAAAATCAACAATACCAGAAATTCTTGTAGCAGATTCTGCTTTGTTCTTTTCAGATTCTCCATACGAAACATCACTTTCTTCTTTAATTAAAGACAATCCAATTTCAACAATATCTGCATAATTAATCATTTTTCGTTTCTTCATCTTTATTCTCCTTATTATAATTTTTAAAAAATTCATCAATATCAAACCATTTATCTTCAATGATATTACCAATTTTCTTTACTGATGAACCCCAACCCTCATGAACAATTCTAATGTACTTACCTTTTAAATCTTCCCATCGTTCTACACCAACAGTATCCATGATTCTCATTATTGCAACTAAACCACTGCCATTCTCTGCTGTAAACGAATCGCTTCCGAGAAAACCAAGACCAATACAATATCCACCATAGTTAATTCCCCATCCATCACCTTCAAGTGTAAGATAAAATGTAAGACAACCATGGTCAGCCATTGTCAATGAAACATTAGTTATTTTTACATTTTTAATTTCATTCATTTATTTTATTAACCTCTTTATTATTTTCAATATTATCATCTTCATTTTTTGTATTTTCTTTCTTCATATAAAGATGATAATTATTTTCTTCAGTACATGCATATTTATATAATGTAGTATAAGGCTCTGACTCAGCGTTCAGAAACCTCATGCAAGTTTCTTTGTTTGGACAATTGTTATTTTCTTGTGTGCAACAATAATAAAATATCATATCAAATCTCTTCCTCATATACCCTTTGAGCTTCTTCATATGTATCAAATAGGTACTTATTTGCTTCTTCTAATGTAATAAAAGGGTAATTATAAAAACATACTACAGGAGAAAGTTCATTATTAATATCTTGTACTACTTGTAATTGCATAACTAACAAACGAACAACCCCATATGAAGTTACTAAATAAACTGTGTCATTTGGACTACAAGGGAATTCAAATTTACATGATGTCATCTTATTTTCCTCCACGAGTAAGTAAAATCCATTTCATCCAAAAAGGTATATTGTCTGATGTTATTATTTTAAACATACAATATATATCTCCGACAATAGCGGCAACTGCTAAAATACACATTAAAGCAACAAATGCAATATAGGTATATACAATTAAATCATTTTTATTTATTTTCATTATTAATTATCTCCTATATTTTTCAATTCTCCCATTTGAAAATTGTACTTGTACTTCAGTTGGTATTTCTGCATTTTTTAAATATTTATGACCCACAATTTTAACTGGAAGATTATGCATCATTTCACAATTAATTGCAGTATTTTTATCTTTATATTGTATTCCACAGATTTCACATTGATATAATTGTATAGATTTCATCTTTTTCTATACTCCTCAAGTTCTTTTTTATACTCCTCTGTTTCTGTATATCCACAAGGGAACATTTCTGGACAAAAACCACGATAGACACATTCTTTCACGCAAACAGATGCAAGTACAGGATCAACTTTTTTTACTTCCTCTATAACCTCTTTCCATGCCGCTCTAGTTTCTGGAGAAGCCTGTGAACATAGTCTTCTACGGCTAATATTGATAAGTGCCTGTGCATCAGCCTCACATTCATGTTCTACTGGGGTAGACTGCGGAGATTCATCTCGATTAACACCAGTTCTGTCTGTCCTTTGAGTAGTTACCCAATGCTCAATACCAATTTTATGTCTTACAAAATGAACAGACACCCAACTTTTAAGGTTTGTCCATTTCCAATTGAATTTAATTTTTCTAATTGGACTATGTTCGGCAAGAAGAATAGATTTTTTCCATTTGTCTGTAGGATATTTACCACTACCTTCTCTGCTGATTGTAGTTCTAGCAGCTCGTTTAACCTTATCCCATACATCAATATATTCTGACCATTTAATCATATTTTATTTACTCCTTTAATCATTAACAATAGTCATCCAACGTTTTTTATTTTCATATTTCCACTGGAATTCACCCATATACACTCTGGTTTCAACCATATCAATTTTAGGTAAACTAAATATAAAGTTTTTAGTTTCTTCAATTCTTTCTGGTGAAGGATTTGAATTAACAATCCATCTATCAATATCTTTTTGAATCTGTTCTTTACTCCATTCTTCATCAGAAAGATTTTTAACCCTTTCAATTTCTGCTTCTATTTCTTTGATTTCTGCCACAGCTTCTTCAGAGGTAAAATAAATTTTATTCTTATCCTTTAAACAAATATAAGGATGAATATAATTAAACTCTTTCGGAGATTCTTTATATATTCTCCAACGTCCGTTTCTTCCATCTATTTCAGTATGAGGAATAGATTGGTCTTTTAAATGAAGAGGAATAAAAATTCCTTCTTTTAATCCTTTTATAACATCATTGGGTTTAGCCAAAGATAATGTTAATAACAAATCTTCCTCTTCTCCTGTCAAATGACATTCTACTTCAAATAATTCAGTATCATATGTCCATTTTTTAGGAAGCTTATGCCATTTTCCAAAAGTAGGAAATTCATCATAAGGAATATTATTAATATATCTGTTTTCTTTTAAATGAATTCTTTCTACATAAACACCATCAGAAAACTCTTCAAGAACTATTCCAATAACTGCCTCGTATCTAAAATCCCATTTATTACGTTGTACAAAATAAACAATATCATCAGGTTTAAATTTCATATTTTCTCCTTAATAATAATATAATAGTATGTGTTTTCTACATACTATTATAATATATACTTGTTAAAAAATCAACTTTGGGTGTGCTACTTCATATAGACAATCCTGAAGATGAGTCTGTTTTGTAGAAACGGCTTGTTGTGCAGTTGCATATCTCAATGCTCCCGTTTGACAAATTAAATAACATTTTTTCTGTGCTCTGGTAATTCCTGTATAGACTAACTCCCTAGTAAGAAGAGCATATGACGAAAAATCCAAGCCAAAAATCACATATTTACTTTGGCTACCTTGATATTTATGAACAGTAATAGCATATCCTAATTCAATCCCATTCCATGCGTCTTCGGGAACATCAACATTCCCAATTCCTATAAAATCAATTGTAATAATTCTTGAATCTAATTCTTCATTATAGCTGATTGATTTAATTGTTCCTATATTACCATTATAAATAGGAGTTCTTAATCTATAATTATTAATTGTATTAATAACTTTATCACCTTCTCTAAGAATAAAAGGATTATTGTTTGATAATCTTGTTATTTCTTTTTTATTCTTTGAAGCAGGATTATATAATTCTTGAATTGTATTATTTATTTTATAAGTACAAGCATCCCCTTTAGTTTTAATAGGAACAATAATCTGACAGTCCATAATATCAAAATCTTTTTGAACCATTAGTTTAGAAAAAATTTCCATTACTTCATAAAATGTATTACTACTATCAGAATAACAATGAATCTCCAAATCCTTGAGTTCTCCTCTTGTTTCATTGCCAACCCAATCTTTTCCCACAATTTGTTTACTGTTTCTGACTGCAATACTTTGCGTAATAATAGCTGATTTAGCAGCTTGTCTGTGAATCTTAGTTAATTCAATCGTAGGAATTTCTGGAGAATGAATCATATCATAAGCTACATTACCACATCCTATTGCTTCAAGTTGCCCTGAATCTCCAAGACAAATTAATTTAGCACCATCAGGAATTGCTCTCAATAAATAATAAAATATTCTAGAATCAACCATTGAAATTTCATCAAGAATATATATATTATAAGGTAATTTATTATCTTGATTAAATTCAAAAAATTGATATTCAGAGTCGCCTTTAGGATAACCAAGTAATCTATGAATTGTATATCCTGTTTTACCAGTAATCTCGCTCATTCTTGAAGCAGCTCTTCCAGACAATGCGCACATTACACTTGAATAATTATTAAGAGCTTCAAGAACACCTGAAACTACTGAGGTTTTTCCAGTTCCTGCCAAACCATGAATAACAGTAACATTATTATTTAAAACAGTTTCAATACCATTCATCTGTTCTTCAGTAAAATTCCATCCTTGATTTCTTTCAAGATGTTCAATACGTTCTTTCCAATTATCACAATGAATATCGGATTCAGCATTTTTAATTCTAATTAATTCTTCAGCAACTCTGTATTCAATCTTATAATATTTAGATAAACCAATTTTATCTTTATCCTCATTCCACCATAATTTATTACCAAGTTCTCTAATAGCCATAGTAATATTTTCATCAGGGATTTCTTCTCCAAGATTATCAAGGATAGCACCTAATAATTCGTCAGGTGTAATCCATGAATTACCATTTTCACCACATAGATTAAGATAATAAACTATATAAGCACCAATCCTCATTGGACTATCAGGTTTGATATTACCAGCAAGTGCAATTTCATCTGCTCTTTTCCAACCAATACCATCAACTTCATTAACAAGAACATATGGATTTGTTTTAACTTTTTCTATAATTAAATCTGGTGAATTATATCTGTCCATCAAACGTTTAATCATATTATTAGTTAAACCATAATCTTCAAGTTCAACAAAAATTCTTGCAATATTAATGTTCTTTTTAAATTTACGAATCCACAAATCTGCTGTTTTAATACCACACCCTTTAATTTGAACAAGCTTTTCTACATCTTCTGCATCTAATATGGAAAATGGGTCATCATATACTTCATACATAGCTTGTACTTGACTAGGAGTAAAAAGATTGAGCAAAAACTTTTGTCTACCGCTTTTATCATTTTTATCAAATGATACATCACTATAAATTGATTTAATATTATATTGTTCCCCCCATTTTGGGTCTTCAACATAATCAGCAACTATAATATAAGTTGCTCCTAATGCAGGTTCAGGCATATTACCTTTAAAGACCATTCTGTCTTTGTCACCTATAAATTCACCTTTTAAAACTTTATCAATGGAGCATACTATGATGCCCCATTGGTCTCTATAAAATCTAATTCCTTCAATTTCAGCTTTAACTTTTACACTCATTTTATACCTTTGCTCTTTCAGCTTTTAATTCTAATGTTCCGTCTTCATTAATATGTTCAATTAAATTAATTCTATGTCTGTAAATCGTATCATTATATATCCAAGGAATAAACTGTTCTCCTCTTCTATATCCACTTACTAATAATTTATTACCACGTTTTAACCAACTGCCCTCAATTGTCTTTTTCTTACCATCATCACCAATTTCGGAAACCGTCTTATTATAAAAAGCATAATGCCCTTTACTGAACTTGATATTTACAAGTCCATGTGTGGTTAATAATGCAACAGAATGATGATTATTATCAGCTTGAACAACCGTTCCTGCAATACGAGAGATAGTATATTTGGGTACTGCTTTCGGTTTACCATCTACATATCTTGTATAAAATTCATATGCAACTGGCTCTTCTGGAAGTTCAAAGAAATTAACAATACCGTATACTCCTTCAGGAGTATATTTAAGTTCATGGTCTTTATCATAATATGTTAAGGCTTCCATAGACCAAGCATCGGTTGTACCACTTGCATGTTTATTCCACACTTCATTAAATAATGCTTGATTATATGCATCAATTGCTTCTTGAGAATTAAACCATTCTTTTAACGGTTCTATCTTTTTATCAATTTCTTTAGTGAATTTCTTTTCAGACAGTACATAAAATCCACCAACCACATCTACAATACTATCTTCAGTAAAATGTTCTTTAAAAAATTCTTGAGAAGGTTCATCCAAAATATAATGTCCATCATGATAACCCTTTTTTGGAATTTTAGGTTTAGTCGGGTCAATCCATTTTTCATATAGCCCTTCATCATCAAGAACATATTTTTTAAAATTAACCATCTTAACTGCAAGATTCAACTCTTCTGGTATCAGATTATATTCTACAATTTTATTAAATTGAGATAGCGTCAAACTAGTAACAGGATTAATGCAATACTTAGACAAATACCACTTCATGGTTTCTGTTTTATCTTCAGAATCAATCTCAGTAAAGCAACCACCTTTTATCAGCTTAACCATTTGTGAGTTTTTAATAATCTTTGTATCAATCATTCTTGTAGCAAAATCTTCCATAGATTTAAAAGGACGATTTTGAATAATTGATTGAGCGATGTCATCTCCAATACCATTCATAGCTTTTAATGCAAAGATAATACGATTATTTTTTTCATCTGGAGTAAATCCAAACCCAGCTTCATTAATTAAAGGGGGAGTTACATTAATACCAGATTGAATCATATTATTAATTGCAATACCTACTTTACCGTAATTTGTGCTGCCATCAAGCTCTTCATCAGACATACTATCAACAATAAGATTAGCACAATTCCAATAAATAATAGGATATTTATATGCCATATTCATTTCTTGAACAGCAATTGTTGAATATCCAAGGATATGAGGGAGAGAAAATGAATATTGCAACTGAGGTTTAACACACTCTTTCCATACATAATCCAACATATTTTGAGATGTTCCATTTTCTAAACCCTTTTTATAAAAGTTTTCTTCTGCCTGTTTATGAAGAGCAACTTTCTTTTTTGCAATTAGTTTTCTAAGAACATTTGCTTCTTTCATCGAATAGTTAGAAATATTTTTATCCATTGAAAGATTCATAACATCTTCTTGCATAGTAGACATACCAGAAGCATGTTCAAGATATTTTTTTATTATGTCTTTTTCTTCTGTGGTCAGATGGTATTTATCCATTACATCATACCATTCTTGAATATTATTCTTATATTTAACATATATATCAAGAGGCTGTTCCCCACCAGATTCTCCGCTCATAAGACGCATAACTGCATTAGCAACACCAAGTTCTGTAAGTGAACGTGGTTTAATTTTTTTTACAGCTTGAGCACCAACATCAGTCATAAATTGAAAAAGATTTACTATCTCATGATTTTCAGCCATTTCCCACATTTTTTCAGAAGAATAATCTAATACATCTGGATGAAAATATTTATTATAAGTTTTTAATAATGAACCTTGCCAATCAATATAACCATATTCAACTAACAAATTCATACATTGATGCATAGCATCAAGATTATTTATTGTTAAATAATCATATTTTAATCCACCAGCATATGTTGAATCATCCATGTCCCATTGGGTTGTTGGTTGCCCATTAGTGGCTTTCATCATACAATTTAATTCATAATAAGGATTCTCAAAAATAATAACTCCTGATGCATGAATTGTTCTTCCACAAACCATTCCTTCAATACTTAATGCCGTTTCAATTAATCTATCATATTTCTTACATTCATTAATAAATTCTACATTTGGTTTATTATCTTCATCTCCATATACCATTACAGAAAGCGGTGTTAATTTTCCACGCACAGAAGGAATTAAACTTGCAATATATTGGGCTTCATCATTACTAACTCCCAATCCTCTAGCGCTAGTTAAAATAGCTGATTTTGCTCCCTCTGTTCTAAATGCGCAAATATTTAAAACCTTGTCCTCACCAAAATTTTTTCTTGTTGCTTCAATGATAGCTTGTCTTTTAGATTTTTCTGAATCAATATCGACATCCTGTCACACCCCCAATTTCTTGGTACTTTAACGCTGATTTAACAGCGGGTCTAGACTATCTCTCCTAGCACTAATAGTGCTAGTGGTGACACTTCCAATCAGTGCCTATCTCTGATTGTACTTCCTTACGGAATAGTCGTTACACGTTTCCTTATCTGCTCCAATAATATCCTTTATATAATTCTTTATTTTTAATTGCTTTTATTATTCCTGAATGACCTTTTAATCCTAAATACTCTAAAGCAAGTTCCATAGTATTAAATTTATGAACCAATTTAGTCATATCAGAATCTTCATATTGATAAACAGGCTTCCCATTTTTTGCTTTTTCCCCTGTGTTACCATAATTACCATTCTTTTTTCCACAAGTAAGACCTTTACGATTTTCGGACATTTTCTTTTTAGTTTCTTCAGAATGTTTCTTGCCATACATTGGATTATTTTCACCTTTAGAATACATACTTTGTCGTTGTCTAAAAAGTTCTGTCTGATATTTATAATTATTATTACACCTCCATTGTTTATAGTTTTCTTTATTTATTTTATCAATATATAATTGATAATCTTCAATTTCAGATTGTGATTCTGGAATATTGTAATATTCAGGATTATATATAACTCTATTATCACTTCTATACTGATTATAATATTGATAACATTCTTCTTTAGTACCAGATATCAATACTTCTTTTGATACATTTTCTGGAAGGGCAATAGTAATTAATCTTTTTACTATTTCATCTTTAAAATATTCATCTTTAAGGTCTGATTGTGTAATTAAAATATATTTTTTATTATTGATATTATTAGTTAATTCAATTACTCTATAATCTCCATTCATATAATTTTCTCCTTTTTAGAAGTTATAGAGCAGATAATTATTTCGCACGGTATTACCTGCTATCTTACGAAAGACCGTAGGCTCTCTTAGTCAGTGTATTCGTCTTTGCTTATTTAACTGATACCGTTAGCACAGTTTAAAACTGCACACCCGTTGGCACGGTTCATCACCAAAGCCCAATGTTACTTAGGCATTTCTGGTCTACTTTCATGTCGCTTATACTTTATATTTCTATAAAGGCTAGACTATATCTCACTCCTTATATAAGGAGAACTGGCGCTTCGAATGGTATCTATCTCCACCCTACATAATAGTCGTTTGACCTTCTTGTTATAAAACAAGCTTGGCACAGGATTATCGTATTTTTTCAAACTTAGACTTTCCCTGTTAGCATATTCATTCAATACCATTTCCTGTATTTACTAACTGCGTTGAATATACACCTTTTAGATAAAAGTTCACCAGTTACGCAATGCTTTGTTACCAAAGCACAGCCCTTAATAATATTTCCTTATTTACTTTCCCAATCTTCTATTTTGACAATCTATATATTTATTGTATTTTCGTGTTAAGTATATAGTAGCATCATAATATAATTTTTCTAAATTATCGCCTACTGTATTATTGCCTCCATAATCCATTCTAAACACAGAAGATGCTCCATCTTTATTTGCTAAACGAATTGTATTATGTTTCCAATTCATTTTATTCCTACAATATTCAAGCATTTGTTTAGTTGATACAATATTCATAGAATAATTCTCAGAAGATTTATCAAACCAAATACTTCCATTTCCATCATAAAACCCTCTTATCATATGATGACATAATTTATCAGGAATCAAAGAATCTGGTGGAGGATTTAATGTAAGAGATTTTCTTTCTGTAACGTTTAGTCTGTTTAAGTCAGAAATTATTTGTTCACTTTGTACTGTAAAACTATAATAGATTTTATCTTCAGCAATAATCTTTTTTAATGGTGTATTACTATGCATTACATTTAAGAAAAATTGTAAAATATATTTATCACATTCCTGCAATACTATTTCTAATCTTTTGCCACATATACATCCATCAGCCATCATAAAACCTAATGTATAAGCTTTAGCTTCAGAGTCGATATTATGGAAAAACAAATCATCAATTGTTCGAATTCTTCTATCAGTCTTTTGCTCGGTTTGATTACGCACATCACAAACAACAGAACTTTTACTTCGTCCAAACATTTGTGCAATTTCTGTACTACTAAAACCAAGCTCTTTCATGGTAATCATTTTCAAATCTATTTCATTCAATATACTCACCTCGTTTCATAAGGCAAGTAAACTTAGGAAAATATTATTATTTAAGGTGTCTCCAATATGGAATATTTTGTTTGTAAGAGTTTATCTGCTGAAGACCTATCAAATAAGCTGTATAAAAAGATGCAATTGAACCTCTAGATACACCTACCAAAGATTCTGCATCTTCCCACATTATTTTTTGTTCAATAAATAATGCAGTAATATAATAATTTGAAATTTTATCATGTATATTTTCACTAGATAACCACACAGCTTTTAATTCTACATCAATACGATGCAGCATTTTATTTATTTCTTCTTTAGATAAATCTTCATTATACTCTTTTTCCAACCACCCTTTTTCAATTAAATATAAAAAATACCTATCATGAATATCGTCTGAATAAGCAAATTTTTTTATATACTCGCATTCATCATAAACTTCTGAAAAAGAATGTTTCATTTTAAATTCTGGAATAGGTACTTTAGGCACAATTTGAGTATGATTCAAATCAAAAAATTCAATCTTATCAGCAATCTTACAAGTATTATCTAAAGCAATACCAACTTTATCTGCACCAATTTGTTTATCCATCCATTGATGAATTTCTTCCGCATCCATAAGATAACATGTTCTATAAAATTCTCCCGTCTCACGACTATCTTCTTCTCTACTATTTAAATAAGCAGTATGAACATCTCTTTGGTCAGCAGATAAATAATGAGCATCGGTTGTTATAATGTAAGGGATATCTAATTGTTCACTTATTTTAATTATTACCTGATTTACTTTAACCTGTTCATCACAATCGTTAGGTTGCATTTCTAAATAAAAATTCTCAGGTAAGAATATATCTTGACACCAATCAATAAATTCTAAACATTTAACAGGATTATCTTGAAGTATCCAATATGCTAACTCTGATCCGATACATGCGCTCTGTGCAATTATATGTCCTTTTTCATCTCCTATAATATTTTCAAGTTGATGTTTTGCAATAGGAGTTCTACACATTTTACCAGTATAAAAACTGTTATCCCATGCTTGAGAACTAATTTGCCGAATTTGTTTACCGCCAATTTCATCTTTAGCGATTAAAATAAAATGATAAAATTTTGTTTGTCTAGGAATATAGTTATCTCTAACATCTTCTATTGAATCGACTAGATAAATTTCATCTCCTAAAAATATTCGAAAATCAGAACCTTGTTCTTTAAGTTTCTTCTGAATTTGAATTGCTTTAATCCATCCACAAAGAGCTTCATGATCTGATACAGCCACTCCTTTTAAATTTAAAGAAATGGCTGTATCAATTAAATCTTTTAGTTTATTTGTACTGTCGAGAAAACGAATGTTTGAGTATTCCGTATGACAATGCAGACTATAATAACTCATATTACCTCGCTTTAAAAAATTAATTTCCTCTGTTTCTTTTCTTTACTATCATCTTCTATATTATTTACTTGTTTATTATTTGTCAAGTCAAGTACATTGAAACGCTTATTAACATCCCAACGTTTTTCTGTCGGTGTCCAGAGACTATAATATTCACATTCACCTTTGTATTGAATAGCTTTAGGATTTGTAGGCGAATAATTGCACCATGCACAAAGAGGCGTAGGGCTAGGTATATAAACTCCACTCTCACCATTTTTATCAATATTATCTAATACAGTATTTAATTTCTTAACAATCCTTTTAGCAAATCCTGTAGTCAATGCGTTCTGCTCTTGATTTAGTAAAATAAATTTATAATCACATTGAACAGGGAGTTTACCAAAATCATTCAACATCCCCATACAATAAATACTAAATTGTTGGCTGGTTGGAATTTTATTATCTGGAAAAGGCTTTTTTGAAGTTTTATAATCAATACACTTCATATCGCCTTCAGTGTTAATTAAAATTGCATCAATAAATCCATGAATAATTGCTCTATTATTAAAAACAAATTCAAAATCATATTCTTCTTTAAAAGGAATCCACTCATTATAATTAAAACTACCTATGTATTTATGTAATCCTTTGTCAAATTGTCCCATTTTCCAACCATATGTATGTCCTTCTGAATCTGGTTCATACCATTCTTCAAAATATTTTTTACTTAAATCTTTAATACCAGATATTTTTTCATCAGTATCACCATATTCAAGTAAGAATTTTAAATCGTTATAATTAACTATTCCTTCTTTCCACATTTGAGAAGCGGTCTCATATACTTTATGGCAAACAGTTCCAAGTTCAAGCGCTAATGTTGTTTCATCTGACCTTTTACCCTGTTCATACTGTAATCCATATCTATAAGGACAATTTTCATATACCTCTAATTTTGAATGTGAATAAGTCGGTAATTTATTTCTATCTTCTTCTGTAACAGGACGGACATAATCCTTTAGATATTCACCTTCTGTCATATAATTATACATATCTAATCATATTTCCTCCCATCTCTTTAAGTTATTTATAATAATAGGATATTCATGACCTTGGCGATAAGAAGCGTTATAACTAATAAAGTCAGCGGCTTCTTCCGCAGTCATATTATCTTCTTTCATCAATGATTCAATCATTAAATCATAATCATATACTGCTTGATTGTCCCATGTAATTCCAATCAAAGCTCCTTCATAAGATGGATTATCAAATATGATTACATCATCATATCCATAATCCAATAATAAATCTCTATTTGTCATGTTTTTCCTAACGCCTCATTAACATCTTCCATAGTTATTAATATTTTTTCTTTCATTAGTTCAATCAATGTGTCCTTTCCTTTATCTGTAGGAGAATCCTTATATCCAAGTCTATCTTTTTTATCTAATACAAGATAAACCCTACAGTAAGGTACTAAAGGAGCTACCTTTTTAATTATCTTTTGATAATAAGCAGTAGCTTCAAATGAATCTGCTTCCTCATAATCTCTGTCAAATCCAACTATTACTTCTTCGACTTTTAATTCCTTAAGCATAATCTTAATCTGAGTAAAAGTAATATTGAAACCACATAATCCAACTACAAAGCTATCATCTCTAAAATAAGAATAAGCTTGTAACACAGATTTTTCTGCTTCTACGAGCATAATCTTTTTGCATTGTTTTATTTTATCTTTAACTACATGCAAACCATATAGATTACTTCCCAACTGATGACTTAAAAATTCTCCATTTATATATAAAGGAACATATTTGCCAAAAACTTGTGCATCATAATCACTCAAATATCTTCCTCTAATTCCAATTAATCTTCCGTTTATATCTCTATGAGGAATGGTAATCTGATTTGTTAATCCATAGTAACCAATTTCAAATCTCGATAAAGCTTCACGACTTATATGTTCATCCAACCATCCTTGATAAGGAACATACCAGAATATTTCTAATATATTCTCATTAATCTCTGTTAAGTTAGGAATATTTTTAGTATTCTTTTTAATTGAATTTAATCTATTAATCCATTCAAAATCTGTAATAGTTTTTGTAGGTTCTTCTGGAGTCCCTTCATATGATTTACCAGTTATCTGCGCTATTTTAGCCAGAGCTTTAAACCATGTAAGATTCTGCCCTTTTAATCTTGATGCACGAATTACCAGTTCGATTATTCCATAACTATCTGAACAGGTGTAGCAATGGAACAGGTGAGAATTAGTATAATAGATTAGTTTATGAGGACTATCACCACCATGGCAAATTGCTGTCGAAAAAAGTAAATTCCCCTGAGAATCCTCTTTATACTCAGGACTTCCCATCTCAGTACAAATTTTAATTATATCTTCTTTAGTAAGTGAATTAAGAATTGCATCCTTATCTAAATATGGCATTACAATCCCTCCTTACCAATCAAATGCTGCTTTAGTCTGTACTGGTTCATCATCATCTTCTTCAACTGGTGCATCTTCTACTCTGCTTGCTAATACAGAATGTTCTTGAATCTTTGCTTCTACCTGTTCAATCTGAGTAAAATCAATATCAATAAGATTAAAATCAAAATCGGTTACAAATAATGCTTCTTCGTCCATCGTACCAAGATTAGTCTTACTCCAAATAATAATATGAGTCAGTCTTCCTCTTCTCACCTTATATACCCAATGTCCAATATCAGGCATAGGAATATTAAATTTTCTTTGAAGAATACTCTCAAGCTTATCCTGTTCTGACCTGCTAGGTCTCATAGAAATAATACCTACATCCAATTTATTAGCGAGAGCCTTACTTCCAGCAAGAAGATTTTGGTCTTTATATGTAGCCATTTGTGCTTCACCATTAAGCTGAGAAGCTGTAAAAATAAATACATCAAGTTGTTGTGCAATTGTTTTAAGCTCTGTCGCAAATACAAGTAACAACTGATGTTCTTTTAGTCCCATTCTTGATTTACCATTAACTTCAGACATAAGTCTCAATGAAGTGCTGATATAATCAAAGAAAAAATACTCTACACCAAATTCTCTATTATATTTTTTAATTATATTTTTAATATCTTCAATAGAAAAATCTGGTATATGAACTATATATAAAGGACTTGATTCAATATATTCAATAGCCTGTTTTACTCTTTTGAGTTCACCTTTTTCATACGTGCCATAAAGTATATGTTCTTCATTTACTTTACTAATAGCTGCATAAAGAATTGTCTGAATTTCATCAACAGGCATCTCAGTCGTAATATAAAGAGTAGGTTCAGATAATCCTGTATAGATATATTTTTTCTTCTTAACATCATATATATAAGGCACTGCCATTTTACAGGCATCTCCAGCGGCAAAACGAGTCTTTCCTTGACCTTGAACCAAAGACCTCATATATAAACAACCTTTTCTCGCACCTCTTGTAACTGTATTTAATCCATTGTTATTTAATGGTAATCCCACATCGGGAATTTTCATTAAATCTTCAATCAATTCAATACCACCATCAGCTGCTTGAACTTCTGTAGTAAGAGTATTTGTACAATATTTCATCGTAGGATTGATAACTAAACTGGATTCAACCATTGATACAATATCTTGTTCAGTATAATTATCAAACTTCTGCTGTTCTTCATTAGCATGAAATTCATCAACTGAAGTATCATAAATAAATTTAGTATCTAATCCTTGTTTTTCATAATATCTAAGCAAAGAATATTTTCTAAGCCTGTGATAATAGTAATCATAATTCTCAAGACTGGATAGGTCTTTAATATTATTTAAATATTCAAGTCCTCTGTTTTCTTGAAATATCCTATACTGGTCTTTAAAACCAGAGAGATATGAATCAATAGCAAATTCATCAATTGTTTTACACCCTTGCATGCTGAGATTATAAATAGCCACAAATAACAAATCGTAGAAAGTCTCAGTATTAAAATCTTCTCTATCAAGTGGTCTATCTATATCTTCTACAAGGGTAGGGTCTTTCATTAAACACCCCAATGTATTAGCATATGCTCTTTTATCTGTTAATGCTTCGTACATTTATTCCTCTTCTCCAATTGATGTTATATCAATTTGTTTTCGTTTCTTATGTTTTGGGTCTATATAAATTATTTTATTTTTAT